CCCGTGCTCACTTGGAACGCTGGCAACGCAGCCATTCACGAGGATCGACACGGCAACATTTTCCCGAGCAAAAGCCAGAGCACTGAGCGGATCGACGGCATCGTCGCCCTTTGCCAAGGCATCGGCCTCTGGATGCGAAACGAACAATCGCCCGCCTCAACCCCCGAAATCTTTTTCATATGATCGCTGAAAACCGCATCCTCTGGCTTCCAGGCGAAGAGCGTTCGTGGGACGACGACGGCGGACGGTCGCCTGCTGGCGTGCGGATCACACCCGATAATGCGACGTCGGTCGCGGCTGTGTTCTCCTGCCTGCGAATCCTTGCTGAGACGGTGGCTGGTCTACCGCTGCATCTGCTTGAGCGGACTGCGAGCGGCGGCAAAAGGCTTGCCCGTGAACTGCCGCTCTATCGACGACTGCACAGCCAGCCGAACAACTGGCAGACGAGTTTCGAGTGGCGCGAGCAGGCAGTGATGCACGTCGCTTTGTGGGGCGATGCGTTCTCTGAGCTAGTGCCGGGGGCGTCTGGTGCCATTGACCAGATCGTGCCGCTGCATCCGAGTCGGATGAAGGTCGAGACGCTGGAGAACGGCAGGCTGCGGTATTCGTACCGCGAGGCAGGAGGACGCCAGACCGTCTATTCCGACGAGCAGATTCTGCACATGCGAGGGCCGAGCGACGACGGCGTGCACGGCATCTCGATTGTCGAAGAGTGCCGCGAGGCGATTGCGTTGGCTCGGGCGTGCGAGGTTCACGGGGCGAGATTTTTCGGCGCTGGTGCTAGGCCAGGATTCATCCTGTCCACCGAGAACCAACTCAACGCCGATGCTCGTCGCGAGTTGGCAGAGAATTGGAACCGCAAGCATCGAGGCCCGCACAATGCTCACGAAACGGCGGTGCTCACGGGAGGACTAAAGCCATACGAAGTGCCGTATGCCAGCAACTCCGACTCGCAGTATCTGGAGCTACGAGACCACCAGCTCCGCGAGATCGCAAGGCTGTTCCGCATCCCCGGCTATCTGCTCGGCCTTGAGCAGGGATCGCCACAGAGTGAGATTCAGTTCGTCACGCACACGATCATGCCGTGGCTTCGTCGTCTTGAGTCTGCGTTCCTCCGCGACCTGATCGTTGACGACGAGAAGTACCTTGCCGAGTTTGACGTGCGTGGCCTTCTGCGTGGCGATGCCGCGAGCCGGTCGGCGTACTACCGTGCGATGTGGGACATCGGCGTGGTCAGCACGAACGACATCAGAGCCAGCGAGAACCTCGACCCAGTGGAAGGTGGCGACGAGCGGTATCGTCCGCTCAACATGGGCACGCTCGGGGCGATGCCGTCAGTGGACGACGTGCTGGCCCAGCAGCAGCCGGGCAGCGGCATCGACGGCCAGGCGGTCGAGGGCGGCGTGGCTGCAGCAGAGCAAGGCCAGCCAGCCGAGCCAGTGGCTGCGAGCGAGGCCAGCCTGACCACGGCAGATGTATCGTCACTGCTGACGGTCGTGAAGCAGATCACAGACGGGCTGCTTTCCATAGATGCTGCCCGTGCGATCATCGCGGCGGCGTTCCCCGTGCTGTCGGCGGCCCGCGTCGAGACGATCCTGCAAGGCGTGCAGGCACCAGAGCCAGAGCCGGTGCTTGAGCCAGAGCCTGTCGTGGCCCAGCGAGCCGAGCCGGGCAGCGTTGCCGAAGGCGACTTTGTGTCGTGGGATTCCTCGGGCGGCCGTGCTCGCGGGCGGATTGACCATGTGATGGATTACGGCACGCTCGACTTCCCAGGCACTGACTTCAAGATCGACGCCACGAAAGAAGATCCTGCGGCCCTCATCACGCTCTACCAAGAGGTGAGCGGCGGGTGGCAGGCAACCGAGACGCAAGTCGGGCACAAGGTGGCGACACTGACGAAGATCAACCCGCTGCCAGAGCCGCCGCCAGCAGCGAGGGCAATAGCGGCACGGTTTGAGCCAACGGAAACCCGTGCGATGACCATCTCAATTGACTTTGACCGCACCTTCGCCGCAGATCCGCAGTTGTGGGGCGACTTCGCCCGCAAGTCGGTTGCCGAAGGAAACACGGTCGTGATGATCTCGCGGCGTCCCGAGGAAGACCGGGACACGGTCACCGAGACGCTGGGCGATTACGCCCCCGCGTTCTCGCGAGTGCTGCTTGTGGGCGGTGACACGCTCAAGGCTGACGCGGCCCAGGCGGCGGGCATCAACGTGGACGTGTGGGTCGATGACTCGCCGCAGACGATCGCGCCTCCCGATCCGTGCGGCGATTGCGATGACAAGCCGAAAGTGCGGAGGCGCAAGAAGTGATTGCCGTCTTCCGCCCAACTCGACAGGGAGACGCCGACGCCGTGCTGCGGTGCGTGCGGATTCTGCGGGCCGTGCAGGCGGTGATTGAGCGGCGTAACTGCGGCACAGGGGCCGGTGGGTTCAAGCCGGGCAACAGTTGCGGCAAGGGCGATGGCGGCGGTGGAGACGGTTCTGGATCAAGCACAGGATCGGGTGGCGGTTCATCGCCATCTGGCGGCGGGAGCGTCAGAGACACCGCGTTAGACGCTTGGCGCAAACGCGACGAGCCAGAGCTTGGTTCCTTCCGAAAGCGAATCGCGGATGCGGACGAGTTTGCCGACACGATAATCGCCGACTCGCAACAGAAGCGCGACAAGATGCTGCGAGAGCAAGCGCAGACGAGGGATACACGCGACGGACTAAAGGAGAAGTCGAAGGAGTCAATAAAGAAACTTGACGAAGCCGCGAAGCAGTTTGGCGACGAGGCACTAAAAGAACGCCTCAGCACAATGGACGACATTCGTCGCCAGTTGTTTCTTGAGAACAACCCGCACAGCGATCCGCGAATCGAGGAAGTCCGCCAGTCGCGATTAGCGATGAAAAAGCAGTTGCAGGAGTCATCTGCCAAACTGCTTGACCTGAGTCAGCGGATCGACAGCGAGGAGGAGTTTATCCACAACTCCGCCAAAGATCGTCGCGTTGCGGCATGGAACGAAATCGCTAAATACTCGGCGCAGACTGCCACAGACAGCCTCGAAAAAGATGGAGACGCCTACTCGCCAGAATTGTTTTCCAAGGTTCGCGACAGATTCAGTGGAGAGATGCAGTCGGTTTTCGTAACCGGGACTGTTTCGCCGGATGACCTCAAGAGATTTGAGGACGGGCCGAAGAAGGAGGCGGCGGAGTTTTTGGCGAAGGTCGTGAACCCAGCAAGCAAATCGGCATCAAGCATGGCACAAGCCAGCATCAACATCAGCAACATCGACAGAGCATACGCCTCAGGCGACACGGTTCACGTCAGTGCCTATTCCTCAACGAGCACGCTCGTGCATGAACTCGGCCATATCTACGAGAGCAGCGACCCGAATATTCGCGACGCTGCTGTAGCGTTTCAACGTCACCGCTGCGATGAGTCACAGAACGTGAAGATGAGCGAGTTGTCCCAGTCGTCAGGATACGCGGACTCAGAGGTTGGGAATACAGACAACTTTAGGAAAGTAGTGGAGGCTGTCTACGCATCCACTGACCCATACGAGGATGCCGAGTTGAACGAGAGCCGTATCAAGACCCGCTCCGCATATCTCGGAAAAGCATACAAGGACAAGAGCGGAGACACGGTCGCGACCGAACTGATTTCAATAGGCTTTGAGCTTATGCACCACAATCCGGCTGCGTTCGCAAAGGCTGACCCTGAGTATTTTGATTTTATGCTTGGTGTTGTGTCTGGAAAGATTCGCCGAGCACGAAAGCGCAAAACATGAACGCCATAGAAATTAAGTCCAAGGACGGCAGCAAATATTTTATTTCAGCATCCGGCTCAGGCTTCGTCGTCAAGGCAACTGATTCAGCGGATGCCGATATTGCCGAGGCCGCTCAGTCGCTGATCGCAGGCCGGTGGAATCGCAATGCCTATTCGCCCGCAATGGGCGACCCGCTGGCCTTCGCTGCTGCGATGGCTGCCTCAATACTTGAAGGCGAGGTTGTCACGAAGATTTCGCCAGGGCGTGGGGAGCTTGAGCAGTCAGGGCAGTACGACGCCTAGCAATGCCATTTGAGTGCAAGTAAGCCCCGTGCGTGGGGCACAATGCCAGAACACTAGGAGTCCAGCCATGAACATCGAACGCCGCTCCCTAATCCTTGACGAAGTCGAATCTGACAAGCCGCTGCTCCGCGTGGAGTCTCGCAGCGAGGAAGGCGATTCAGGCGAGAGCCGGTGGATTGTCGGATACGCTGCGAAGTTCGGCGTCAACTCGCTCTTGCTTGACGACTTTGTAGAGCGAATTGCACCCGACGCATTCGGCATTGTTGCCGAGCGGCGAGGCCGCAAGCGACCGCTAGAGACGCGGGCACTTTTCAATCACGACGCCAACTATCCGCTCGCCCGCTATCCCGGCACGCTGCGGATGAACGTGGACGAGATCGGCCTGCGGTACGAGTTCAAGGTGCCAGACACAACCTACGGTCGCGATCTCGCCAGCAACATCGACGCGGGCATCGTGCGTGGCAGTTCGTTCAGTTTCCAGATCGCCCCCGGCGGCGAGTCGTGGAGCGTTGAAGATGGCCGCAGTATCCGCACGGTCACGAAGATCGACAGCCTGATCGACGTCGGCCCAGTGACCTTTCCCGCCTACCCCGACGCTGACGTCAGCGTGGCGAAGCGTTCGTTTGATGCGTACCGCCAGCAGACCGTGGCATCGACAGCGGTGCGAATAGAGATGGCACAGAAAACCACAGCCCTCCGCGAGTACCTCCGCAAGCATGGCCGCTAAGACGGGTGAAGCGTGTGCGAGGTGCCGAGGCGGGCGGCTGCAAGTGGCAAGCAGCCAGCGGCAGGGCGAGTACCAAATTCGGTACTTGCGTTGCGACTCGTGCGGCTGCACTGGCAAGCACGTTCTGCCCGCCGTCGAGGTGCGGCGCATGCGAGGCTAGTTTACTCTCGCCTCGCGTTCTCTGGATGGGTGGGGCGTCTAG